GGTGTCCACGATCTTCCGCATCAGGCCGCGCGCCGAAACGGTCTTGACCGTCTTACCGGTCTTCGGGCTGACCAGATTCCAGTCCGCGTCCGCGATGCAGGCGGCCATGAATTCGTCGGTGATGTTGACGGCGTGGTGGAGGTTCAGCGCCTTGCGATTGGCATCGCCGCCCGACGGCTTGCGAAGCTCAAGGAACTCGTCGATGTCCGGGTGCGAGATGTCCAGATAGGCCGCATAGGAACCACGGCGCGTCTTGCCCTGCGAGAAGGCCAGCATGTAACGGTCGATGACGCAGACGAAGGGGATGCCGCCGCTCGACGCCGAACCCTTGCTGGTCGGCTCAGCGCCGCGCACAGCGATATAGCCGCCAACGCCACCACCGAGGCTGGACAGCCACGAGGTCTCTTCATAGTGCTGGTTGATGCCTTCACGGCTGTCAGCCATGTAGTTCAGGAAGCAGGAGATCGGCAGACCGCGCTCGGTGCCGCCATTCGACAGCAGCGGGGTGGCGAACATGAACCAGCCGCGCGACACATAGTCATAGATGCGCTGGCCGTGGGCAACGTCATCAGCGAAGGCAGCAGCGGCGCGGGCGAATGCCTGCTGCGGGCTGGTCTCGTTGCCGACGAGATAGCGATCTTTCAAGGTTTCGAGGGCTTGCGGGGTCAGACGGGCATCACGCCCGAGATCGATCACGATCTCGTTCGGGGAGATTGGCATAAATTTTTGGGGTCCGCTGGGTAGGAGGAAAACGGCCGCACAGTATAGTTAAAATGGCGGTGGAAAGCAAGAAACTTAACTGTGCATCAGCGAGATAAAGTGCTTGACACGTCAGACGACCGAATCGAGCGCCTTGGTGACGGAGAAACGCGGGAGAGCAAGTCCCGTGCCATAGGCCCACGTCGTGTCGCGGAACGATCGAACCCCATATGAGCCGACCTCGACGCCGCCGATCTCAAGGTCGAAACCCTCATCCGTCTTCTTCTCGTCGAGGTGCGTCCCGACCGGAAGATAGAGCGACATCACTTCCTTGGCGTCCGCCATCAACCGAGCGCCCGTCGTGTAGGGCACGGTCACGAACAACTCGATCTTCATGAACATCGGCTGATGGAACAGATCGAAATATGGCTCGAAGCGAAAGCACGGCGTGACGCCGACATAAGCACCCTCCGGCAGATCGAGGGCGAGGAAGCCCTGCTCGGCCGAACCGACAAGATGGGAAGCCTGATGGCACGGGTAGAGTTCATCCGGGTTAGTGCCGTTGATGACCGGGAGGCCGATCTGCATCGACGGGAACTGCTCAGGAAGCGTCGCCCGGATGTAGTCTTTCGAGACGGCCCACGGCACCTCGACATAGCGGTAGCCGCGCTTCTCATATTCGCCCAGCGCCTTGCCGAGCAGCTTGTAGTCGATCTTGGGCGACATCATTCCCTTGGGCGTCATGGCACCTTACCTTCCCGCAGCGGCGACCGACCGGGCTTCTTGTAATCCACGGCTTCTTCCAGCCGCTTGAGGATGTCGCCCAATTCCTGACCCAGCATCACGCGGCAGCACGAGATGTAGACCGGCGAAAATTCCCGGCCGCTATCCGACTCCTCGCGGATATTCAGGATGTCGAAGAAGCGCGTGATGTCCGCTTTGAGTTCAGGCGTCACGGCGGAGATTTCCTTTCGCGTCGAGGCGATCATTGACCATCTTGAGCACGGCCGGCGGCGCGTTCGAGATGATCTCTGCGACCATCCGGGCGAACTCCTCGTAAGGGATCGCGACGCCGCAATGGTTCATGCCATTCAGCGACCGGGTCAGGACCGTGATCGAACCGCCGCCATAGGCGTGGCAGATCGTAACGCGATCGGGATACTGGTCATCGTGAAGCTTCTGCGGCTCGGCATCGGAACCCTCGACGACATATTCGACGGGGACGGCCATGTAATCCGTGATGAGTTCGGTCATGCTGCCGGTCCTCCCCGCTCACCGCTTTCGAATGCCCGCTTGGTGGCTTCCGACATGGCGATGAGATCGTCGAGCGTGATGGTGGGGTGATGCTTGGCGAGATAACCCGTGATGGCACCGACCAGATCGGACAGTTCCATCAGCGCCATGAGGGTGATCCCTTGGTCGATCGCGTCGGCGAACTCATCCGCCTCTTCCAGAATCTTGGAGAACTCGCCGTATTCGCCCGGCTCGATCTTGGCCTTGTGATAGCCCATTAATTTTTCCCCTGCTTGAGGCTCTTACGAAAAGACCGGCTCTCCACGGCGATCGCCTTGCGGCGCTGCGCCCGGTTGAGGCCGGCATAGGGGTCTTCGGTATCCGGTTCGATCCCGACGCGCGGAGCGAGTTCCGCAGCAGTGAGGGGTTCGGTCAGGAGGATGCGGTTGCTGTAGGCCGCCAAACTTTCTGCGAGACTCATCGTCTTCCTTTGTCATTATGTCTTGACCCCACGTCTAGTTAAACTGTCGGTGGGGTCAAGAAAAAAGAGACGATCAGCCGCCGAAAACATACTTCCAGAGGGCGGCGATCACCAGCACCCAGAAGCCGATCACGGCCAGCGGGGCGATGCAGCCGACGCCGATGGTGAGGCCGCCGAAGATGGTGGTGAGGGCGGCACCGGTGCGATTGGGACGACGCTGGATCATGCCTTGTCCGCCCGGACCTGAGCGGCCTCGTTCGAGTAGGTCAGGCCGGCGTAGCGGACCGACAGCTTGGCGATGTTGCCCGACAGGCTTTCATCGCGGGTGTAGCCGGTGTGCATACGCAGTCGGGCCATCGCGACCTCCAGCCGGGCGAGGACGGCGATGAACGCATCCTTCTCGACCGCCTTCTTGTAGATCGCCACCTTCTTGGCCAGATCGAGAAGCTGGCCGCCGATCACGGCGAGGATCGCCGCGTCGTCGAAGAGATTGCTGGGGCCGCTGTCGTCGCTCATGCACAGGGTGTCGTCGCGGGAGATGCCGAGGTTCTGGCGGACCTGCTCGATATAGAATTCCATATCACCAAGCTCTTCGAGCATGTTGTCCATGTCGAGCAGTTCGTCCGTCAGTTCGGACTCCACCACCGCTTCGAGGATTTCGGTGGTCTCGCCGGCCACGCCTGTCGCGCCGTGCCAGAGATCGGCTTCCGTCGCCGTCATCTGGGCGGCGATGGTTGCGCCCGGCTTCACGAGCGCGCTGACCAGTTCAGGGTGAGTGATCGTCATAGTTTCTCCATTAGGCGGCGCGGGATGCGCCGCCGGTGTCGATGTCGTTGGCGGCAGGCTTGCTGTCGCGGTTGGTGATCTCAGCGCCGTGGCTGGCGATGAATTCCTCGGCGAAGGCCCAACAGGCGACCTGAAAATTCATGTCGCTCAGGAGGCTGCGCATATAGACGCCGATGATCTGGGCGGGCGTGGGGAGCGTCTTGCCGGACAGATCACCACCCTCGCCTTCCAGCGAAAAGCTCATCTGGCCGGTATCGGTATCGACATCGGTGATCGTGAGGATCGCCTTCGCCTTCTCCGTGCCGTAGTGCATGACGCCGGCTTCGGCCCCAGCAGCAAACAATTGCTTACCGCATTCCGACGCGCCCGCCAGAAAGTCCGGCGTGTTGATCAACGTGTGCAGGTAGAAGCCGGTGAAATAAGCGGCAGTCGCCCGGCCCTCATCGATCTGGCTTCCTTCGGCGTGGAAGTCCACGCGGTAGGTGCCTTCTTCAAGGCTGTGGTCGGTTACGGTCAGCGTGATAACAGTCATTTTCGATACTCCCCTGAAACACCCTACCTGCGACAGGTCACAGGTTACTAAGCAACTTGAGGAAGCGCTGATGAAACTCTTCGATGGCTTCGCGGGTTCGACCCGGTGCAGCCCTCAGATTGGTGATCTTGTGAGCGTCAGGTAGGCGCTCGATAATCTCATCAATCAAAGCCTCAGAAGCGTGCTCCCCCTCGGCGGCAGTGATCCAGTTGGCGGTGATGCCAACGCACACACCCCCAGCCTCGTCCACTGCCGTTTTTTCGTTCGGGAAACGCACGTCGGTAATGACGACCTTGTCGAAATTACCAGCCCGGCGGATCGCAGTGCCGACCCAGAGGTCGTCCGCAATCTGATCTCGGCCCCATTCGGTCCCCAAGGTCTGCATCGCATACCGAGGAGTGCGGCCCGCAAGATATGGCGTCGGGACCTCCTTGAGGTCGCCTTCCACCATTCGTTCGATCACTTCTACCTCCACGCCCTGATAGGCGAGGAGACTCCGAATCATGTCCTTCAAGGCTCCGGCGAACTTTACGTTCTCGTAACCTGCCGACAGCAGAACCTCTGCTGCCGTATCTTTCCCTGCGCCCTTCCGACCGATAAGTCCGACGAGTTGTGGTAGCGATGTCATTGCTTTGCCTTCCGATTTCCTACATGACAAGTGCCTGCGGCGAAATGAGTGATTTTTGCGACGAGTTGAGGAACCTTCATTTTGGCTTAACTATTTGTTAAGCGAAACAATCGGCCAAATTCAAAGGTTTTCAGCCCGTCGTCAGGCGACGAGGACCAGTCGCTCGGCTGCTCGGGTGATCGCGGTGTAGAGCCACTTATCGGCGTCGTTTCGGAACGAACCCGAATCGTCGTGGACGATCACCTCATCCCATTGGGAACCCTGCGACTTGTGGCAGGTGATCGCCCAGCCGAAATCAAGCTGGTGATCGGTGTTCCGCGAACGGAAGGCCATGTTCTTGCTGGCGGTCGCGAAGTTCTTTTCCTTCGCGATGTGCTCTTCGAACAGGCCCTGATAGGCGAACATCTTGAACGCCTTGCCGTCCTCGTCGCGGATGTCCGCGAGGAAGCGGGCAACACCCTCGTCCGCCATGCCGTGGTCGATCCCCGAAAAGACCTGCGTGCCATTGACCAGAGGCGGATGCTCCCGGCTGTTTCGGCACATGATCAGCGGCTCACCGGCGTGCGGCAGCGTATCGAGGAAACCGCCGGCCTTGCGCATACGCTTGGTCTGCTTCCAGCGGTTCTTGTTCGTGCCGACGATCACCTGACAATCGCGCTCAAGGTCGAGCGTGTATTCGTCCTTGTTCGGCGGCACGACCAGAACGCCGTCACCATAATCACCCCACTCCGGCCGGCCGCCCTTGCGGACCAGCGTGGCCAGATAGATGATCGGGTTGTCAGCAGCCTGACGATGCACCTCGGTCAGGAAGGCATCGGGCGTCCCGTTCAGGAAGCCGGGGTCCTCCCCTACCGGTGGAAGCTGACCGGGATCGCCCATCACGAGGATGGGAATCTCGAATTCGATCAGGTCGGTCGCCATCTGCTCACCGATCATCGAACCTTCGTCGAGGATCATCAGCTTGATGTTTTCCTTGACCAGCCGCGAGTCCGGGTTGAGCGAGAAGCGGAGATCGTTCACGTCATAGGCGCGGTCCAAATCCTTCGTCAGGATGTGGATCGTCTTCTCGGCCTCGTGCAGATCGGCTTCATAATCGCCGGTCGGCGGGTGAACGTCACCCGCCTTGAGCATTACGATGAAGTTCTGCAACTCAGCCAGTTCGCGCTCCAGCACCTCGGCCTTCTGCATCTTGGGCTGATAGATCAGCGAGTGGATGGTGCTCGGGTAGACGTTGATGCCTTGGGCGCGCAGCTTCGTGCCCATGACCTTCGCGGCCTTGCCGGTCGGGGCGGCGAAAGCCACCTCGCTCGGCTCCAGTCCGAGAGCGTCGAGGATGTCGGGCAGGATCGTGGACTTACCGGTGCCGGCGAACCCGCACAGGACGAAGACGAGCCGCATGGCGGTGTCGTTCTTGAACCAGTGATTGATCTTGCGGACCGCATCCCCCTGTTGTGGAGAAAGCGAGAACATGCAGGATTACTCGCCGGCCTGTGCGAACGGAGTCGGAGCGGCCTTGGCCAGCGCGCCGGGCGAGCGCATTTCGAACAGCGCCAGCATCGACGACAGCAGTTCGCGGAATTCCTGCTCGGCCATCTGGAGCGTGCCACGGCCGGCGATGCCGATCGTGTAGGTCGGGTTCGGCATCTTGTCGCCATAGAGGACGTTGACCAGTGCGTGCTTGCCGCACCATGCGCCGTTGATCAGGACGCCGGGTTCACGCACGACCTCGCCGGACATCTGGGCGTCGGGCAGGCGGGCGAGAAATTCAAAGGGGTTCTTGGCAGCTTCGGCCATATTCTTGTCTCCGGGAATGGGTCGATCAGCGCGAACCGGGCTGACGGGTAGTCAGGTCCAGCAGCGCGAGACGGAGGGGATGGTCACCGGTGACGCCGTAGGCGAGGTGACCAAAGCGGGTGTCTTGGTCGATCGTATCGACACCCTTGATGGCGATCGTGTCGTCGATGCAGGTCAGCGGAGTGCCTGCCTCGATCTCTGCAAATTCCTGCGGCGTAATCAGGCACAGGACTTTGTCTGCATCCCACCATGCGCTCATGGGCTTCTCCTTGAAGAAGTGGGCGTCCCCGAAGGGACGCCCAACAGATCAGTCGAAGCGACGCAGGCGGGCGTTGGCCGGCGCAGCGCCACGACGGGCACGGGGAGCCGGCTCGTCTTCCTCGGCCGGAGCGGCGGCAGCGGCCTGACCACGGCGAGTGCGGGGAGCCGGGGCTTCCTCCTCTTCCTCGGCCGGGGCGGCAGCAGCGGCGCGACGGCCACGACCGGTGCGGGGAGCCGGAGCGGCGTCC